TCGCAGTTGCTTCATCAACTTCTTGTGGAGCATAAACTTGATGATATGCTTCGTAAATCTTTAAAATATCGGACATTTTAATCTTATACTTTTACTTTTATTTATAAAAAAAGGGGAGGTCAATCCTCCCCAAAATATCAAAGTTTAAATCCACTAAAAGTGTCCTTTTTCACATCTTGTCTAATCCCACCAACAACATAAGATTCAACTTCCGTTTCCTGTGGTGCCACCTGGAGACCCTTAGAAGAGATCCAGTGCTGAGTCCAAGGAAGTGGGTTGTTGTTTGCTGAAATATCATACTGTGGTTTAAGTCCGATTGCCTTAAGTCTTCTATTTGCAATCCATTCAACATATTGCTGAAGAAGTTTGTCATTGAGTCCAATCATGCTTCCATCTTTGAACAGATAATCTGCCCATCGTTTTTCTTCATTTACAGCACGATCAAACATTTTGTATGTCCATTCTTCTTCTTCTTTCATAATCTGTTTCATCTCTGGGTCATCACCATCACGCCACTTATTCAAAATATTCTGCGTGATTGCTAGGTGTTGATTTTCGTCCCTTGCAATGAGAGAAATAATTTTAGCCGATCCTTCCATAAGCTTAAGTTCACCGAAAGCGAAAGAACAAGCAAAACTAACGTAAAAGCGAATACCTTCAAGAATATTAACGTTTGCGATTGCTCTATAGAGTTTTCTTTTAACGTCATTAAGAGATTCCTTTGCGTATGTAACTCCTTCAATTTGATGCATCCATTGATCGGTAGCACCATAATATTGAGCTGATTGAATGAAGTCATCATATGACTCTGTAACGCTCTTAGCACGTTCTAGAATGCGTTCATCTTTAATAATAGTATCAAACACCTCACTGGGGTCTGAATAGACATTTTTAATAATATAAGTGTATGAGCGACTATGAATCATCTCCATAAATCCCCACACCTCCATACATGCTTCTAATTCGGGAATAGAGCAATATGGAATAAATGCCATCCCAGGACCACGACCTTGAATAGAATCTAACATAATCTGATACTTCAGATTAGAAGTGTAGATATGCTTCTGTTCTGGTCGAAGTGTTTGATAATCTCCACGATCCTTCTGGAGAGACACCTCTTCAGGTCTCCAGAAGTATCCAAGTTGCTGAGTAGTTAGTTTATCAAATACTGGATATTTGTATGAATCATATCTCTGAACTCCAAGTGGTTTTCCAAAAAACATTGGTTGCTTTTTGGTATCCACTTTATCTGTATTGAATACGGTCATTCCTTTGACATTCGTTTGTGCCCCTGTAGATGAAATTTTAAATTCCATAACTCCTTCTCTCACGTAAATTATTTAATAGACTTAAATTTTACAACTTTCACAATCTTCCTCAATAGATTCCATAATATCATCCAGAAGATTTTGTAACTCAGATTTGGATTCTTCAACTACCTCATCAGTTTTAATATCGTAAGTATTTTGATAATAACTTGTTTTCCAACCATACTTATAAGTCATCAGAAAATCTTGTGCCATTATCGAAGTTGGAACTTCATTGTCAGAATAATTTTCTGGATTATAAGACCAATTACCAGAGATTGCCTGATCAAAAAACTTTTGCATTACTGCAACAACATTAATATAACCATTATTACTAGGCATATCCCAAAGAAGCGTATAGTTGTTCTTGAGAGAGTGATATTGAGGAACAATCTGCTTGAGTGGTCCCTTCTTCGATTTCTTAACGGACAAGTATCCGCGAGGAGGTTCGATTCCGTTGGTTGCATTTGACACAACGGAACTGCTCTCCGAAGGCATCTGTGCGGACAGTGTTGAGTGCCTGAGACCGTACTCCAAGATTGATGCTCTAAGTGCTTCCCAATCATGCTGATAAGAAATGGATGAAATTTCGTCTACGTCTTTTTTGTAAGTATCAATCGGAAGAATACCATCGGCATACTTAGTTCGACCAAAGTATTCACAATAACCCTTCTCTTTAGCAAGTTGATTTGATGCTTTCAGAAGATAATACTGGAAAGATTCAGAAAGACCATGAACTGCATCCCATGCTTCTTGAGAATCATAATCAAACCCAAGTTTTGCCAAATAGTGAGCAAGACCGATAAATCCTATACCAAGGGAACGACGCGCCTTGGTGGCGATTTCTGCCGCCACTACGGGGTATTTTTGGTAGTCAATCAATTCATCCAAACCACGAACTGAAAGGTCACAAAGTTCCTCAAGTTCTTCATCAGACTTCACTTTACCAACATTAATAGCAGAGAGAATACAAAGTGCAATTTCTCCCATAGAATCATCAATATGCTGAATTGGATCCGTAGGTAAAGTAATCTCTTGACAGAGATTGCTCATATTCACTTTATCTTTAAATGAAGAATGTGAATTGCAATGGTCAATATTCATAATGTAGATACGACCCGTTTCCGCACGTTCTTTAAGGAGATTAAGAATGAGTTCCTGTGCTTTAATAGTTTTTTTCTTAATGGTCGGATCTTTTTCATATGAACAGTAGAGTTCATCAAAGCCAGGGAGTCCAAAGCTATCATAAAGTCCAGGTACATCATGAGGGGAGAAAAGCGAGATCTCACCATCCTGAATGAACCTCTCATAGAAGAGTTTGCTAATTTGAATGCTGTAGTCAAGTTTGCGAACACGGTTATCCTCCGTTCCTTTGTTATTTTTAAGAACAAGAATATCTTCTATTTCTTGGTGCCAGATTGGGAAGTGGACAGTTGCTGATCCACCTCGGATGCCATTTTGAGTGCAGCATCGGACAGTTGATTCAAACTTTTTGAGAAAAGGAACAACACCTGTGTGCTGAACTTCACCGCCTCGGATTTTACTGTTGATGCCACGGATTCGGCCTGCATTGATACCAATTCCTGCTCTTTGTGCAACATAGCGACCAATTGCCATATCAGAGCTGAAGATACTATCAAGGGTGTCATCAACATCAACAAGAACGCAACTTGCAAATTGGCGAAGTGGGGTTCTAACTCCTGCCATGATTGGCGTAGGAATGTTGATTTTGTGCTTGGAGATTGCGTCATAATACCTCTTGACATATGACATTCTGGTTTCTTTTGGATACTCTGCAAAAATAGTCAGAGCAATCATCATGTACATAAACTGGGGAGTTTCATATACTCCACCACCGCTTCTATCTTGCACGAGATACTTATCAACGACTTGACGTAAACCCGCGTAAGTGAATAGATAGTCACGGTCATGATCGATGTATGAATTAGCTTTATCAATCTCTTCTTTTGAATACTTGTTAAAGATATCATTATCATAAACCTCAGAATTGACGCACGTATAGATGTGCTGCTCAAGATGAGGAAGTTCTTTCATCTTTCCGTAAAGTTGCTTACGAACAGCAAACAGAAGTAACCTTGCGGCAACATATTGGTAGTTTGGGTGGTCTAGATCAATCAAATCTGAAGCAGAACGAATCAGAATCTCTTGAATTTCTGCAGTAGTAATTCCATCATAAAACTGAATACCTGAGGTCATCTCGACTTGACTAGCAGAGACGCCTGCAAGTCCCTTACATGCCTCTCCAACCATTAGATGCATCTTGTCTAGGTCGAGAGATTCAATTCTACCATCACGCTTTTTAACTTTTGTGCCGTTACTCATATTTTCTTCCAGGTGGTAAATTTAAGTTTTGCTTCTAATCCAGAATAAGTATTTGATTCTATCACAGACTGAACATCTAGTCCAGACAAAACCATATCATTGATATCCTTCTCCTTTATCGTTGAAGGCCAGATGACAACTTTTTGTCCATTTCCGATAACACGGGAAATTCTTGATACGATTTCTGAATTACGTGGTTCGTTATCGTATATCCAAACAGGATCGCTAATATCCCACTTACTAAGATCACCGTCAGCTCCACAAAGAGCAATCGCGTTTGGAATGAAAGTGGAATCGAATGGACCTTCGGTGACGTAGATAGTTTTATCTTTTTGTATTTCATCAAGACCATAAATTTTTGGTGCATCCTCATCGAGCATTATAGTAATGTATTTTACTTTACTTGGTTTAATGGATCTACCCTGAAATCCAACCAAATCATTCTTATAAAATATCGGAATAATGATTCTAGGTTCATCATTTTTAATATCATCAAAAACTGGTTTAAGTGAATTAGACCAGGTTTTGAAATTTTCACTGTAATAAAATTTATAAGGGTTTAATTTTCTATTTTCTAGATATACTTTTGCTTCTGGATTTTCAAATGCTTTAGGTAAATTTATTTTTGCATTACTTTTTTTGAAAACTGGTTTTTCAAAATTAAACTTTGGATCTGGAATAGCAGAACCTATTCCAGTATTACCTTCTTTAAATTTTTCAAAAATATATTGCTTATGTGTAGCGGGGTCAATATCTTTAAGAAAATTATTAAAGGATACATTTATCCCACAATTATGGCATTTATAATTTGTATTATTTTTTACTTGATACAGATATCCTCTTGCCTTTGTTTTATTCTTTTGCGAATCTCCGCATATTGGACAACGAAAATTGTAAAGATTGTTTTTTACCTTCTTAAACTTTTCAAGTCTTGGAGAAATCATTCCAATATACTTGACATCAATAAAATCCATAATAAAGCAATTCGATCCCACAGCAGTATAGTCCGATTTTGCAGTGGTGTCAAGAAGAAAATTCTTTACAGCACGAAGAAATTATTGCTGTCCATTTAACTACAGAATTAGTAAGTTTTTGTAGAGAGTATAAAGTTACCCTTTTTCCGTTTTTGTATTCTTTTTTCATTGTGGCATACCAATGCCAATTCATTATTATTTATTTTTTAATTTGTTCAATTTGAACAGTAGTCGATAAATTTGTTAAAGTTTTTATTGTTGGAATAACTCCAACAAATATTAATGCTGCACTTACTATTGCTGCGATTTGCCACCTAAACTTTTTAAGTTCATCTACCACTTTTTCAAGAGATTCAACTCTTTTAATTATAGAATTATAATCTTCTTTATTTTCTACCTTTAAATCGTCTATCATTCTAACAATAAGTTCATCATTTCTAATGCTTTGTTCTATTCTTTCGTCGTGTTTAGCAAGAATCGTAGCAATGCGTGAATTCCCTTCAGAGATCTTATCAACCGCCGATTCTAATTTTGATAGCATTTCGCGGGAGAGATCTTCATAAATACCGAGTTTAGATTCAAGAACTGCTAATTTTGAATCAGGAGAAAACATTTTTATACCTTCGGTTGAGATCTTTTCCAGACACTACGATAACCTTTTTGGGTTGGGAAAATATATCTATTTTTCTTTCTTACAGGTGGATTGCCAGGATCAGCAGCAGGAGTTCCTGCAATTTTACCCCCACTAACATTATTAGTTGGAACTCCACCAGCAATTCCTTCTTCTTTCAATTGATGAATAATTTGAATTATTTTATCTAATTTATCCATTTGTAATTCTTTGTAATTCTTGCATACAATAATCATCTATAGGAACATCATGAATGTAGCATTTAGGATAATCTGGAAGACGATTTAAAAAGATTATGAATGTTTTCATAGGAGACCAAAGATCTCTTTCAATTTTATAAAACAACATAGGGGTTGTAGCATCACCAAAAATATTATAAAGAATAATGAAATGATTAATTAAAAGGTGTGTTTTTAATTGTCCAGAGTTTTTATAACGTTTCAGTAGTCGTTTTATATACTTGAAATGATTCAAGTCTTTATGAAAATCGTCTTCCGTAACCGCTTGGGGATTTTCATAATGTTTAATAGCAAACAAGAGAAAAGTATCCTCATTCAATTCATTAAAAAACATAATTTAAAATCAGATTACTGTCAGAGTTGCGGAACTTGAAGTTGCATCTGCAGCGCCACCAGTAGAAGAAACTACTACACGATACAGGTAACCATTATTAGCAGTATTGGTATTTGCAACACTTACGCTGGAAGAGGTTGCTCCACCAATGTTTGCATAAGTAGATCCACCAGCAGTGGTAGATTTCTGCCACTGATAGGAAAGAGTTCCTGCATCTGGAGTTCCAATTGCAGTAACACTGAATGTTGCGGTGGTTCCAACACCAACAGATTGACTTTGTGGTTGAACCGTAATTGTGATGAATCTATCGGCAAATGTAGCATCATCGCCAGCATCACCAGCACCGCCATAAGTTGCATCTGCACCAGTGCTAATTCCAGACATAGCAACAAGAGTCTCAGACTTAACTCTCAGATTACCATGCATATCGATGTATGTATGAACACCAACCCAACCAGCATGTTGAGCTTGATATAAAGAACCAGTAGCAGTATTTGCAGACTGTTCGTAAATATCTACACCATAAACAGCATTGGTGAGATTTGTTGAAGTTGTCTGTGTAAGAGAATAATTTGAATCCTCTAATACATAAACGGGTCTCTGAGAAAGAGTATATGCTACGCCAGCAATCGGAGCACCATTTAAATATTGAGTTGTTGCAATTGAAATAAGAGTATCAGAAGTGATACCAGCAATTACTGCTTGACCAAAGGTTCCACCAGCACCAATAGTAATCACAGTACCAGTAGAAATTCCAGAAGCAGTAAATGAAGTTCCAGATCCAGTAATAGTTTTTGCACCATAATCTACAGTTACTGTTCCAACTGAATAAAGACTATCTGCAGTTCCCCAGAGTGCCATTCTTTGTACCTTTTAACTAATTAATCTAAGAAATATTTATAAAAAAGGGAGACCTTACTTTCGGTCTCCTTTATGCAACACTATTTTTAAAAAATGTGTTGTTAGGTCGAGTATTCCATTTTCCTCAAATCTTTTTGTTTTTGCTAACCACTCGGAAGTAGTAAGCAACAGACCGAGAATAATAGTTACTCCCCAATTAGTCACAAAGCACGTAATCATGCTTGTGGTGTAAAGAGTTTATCCTTAACAAGTTCATAAACGACATTATCAATGCTGTTATCTGTGCTATCAACATACTTTTTAAGCAGATCAAGAACAAGATTTTTAACAGCTGGATGTGTAGCAATTTGAATCAAAAGTGGTTTTACCACTGCTACTACTGCGCTCATGATGTCCTCCGTAAAAGAGTATCCTGTTTTATTTAGGTATCAATCTCTTGGAGAATGCATTAAGTCTTGTGATCTTTGAGCAGAAGCACGTCTAGCAGCTACTTTTTGAGCAGGAGACTTAGGACCACCATACTGCCCAGCAGTAGGTGGTTTTTTACCTGGTTCTTTTTTACGTTGTCCAGCAGGAGTTCCTTCCATACCACGAATCATTCTTTTTACAGATGTAAATGCTTTATCATCTTTTGCACCGCCTTTTTGAGTTGGTCTGCCAGTTTTGGTATTAATTCCAGTTTCTCTTTCTGCACGATTCAATTCATCAATATTATTAGAATTAGAATCGTATTCAAATGATTGCTTCAATGTTGTTTTATTATCTGATGTAATATTGGTATCAGATTTTTTCTGAAGTGCATTTTTATCTGCATCAGATACTTTTCTTTGAGCAGCGATTAAATTTCTTCTAGAATTGATTTGTTGAGCAGAAAGAGTAGATGAAGAATCTACAGATTGCTCTTTAAGTTTTTCCCCTCCTCTACGAGCGGTCAATACTGCAGCAATTGCTGCCTTTCTTCTTTCTTCTTTTGTTCTACCAGCAAGTTGTGGAGATTTTGAAGATTGAAAATCTTTAATCGCCATTCCGATATCAGTCTTAGCAGTAATTTTTTCATCTAATGAAGATCCTTCTGGTTCGTATCCAGCATTTAAATGATCTGCTGCTTTATATCCTTTATGTCCTGCTTGATAGTTTTGCCACGCTTTAGTATTTGCTTTTTTATCAGAAGCAGTAACAGTCATCCTAGTATCTTTTGGTTCTTTCTTTTCACCTCCATATACTGCTTCATTTACTTCATACTCTTCTCTAGAAAAAGCACGAATATTAGATTTAGTCCCCTTTGCACGATTTAATGATGATTTTGCTTGAGATTTTTCTGCATCATGAGTAGAAGCAACTGCAGTCATAGTTGCTGCTTTTTTATATGAAGACTTTTTAACTCCTTCAAGTTCAGATGCTCTTTCTCTAGATCCAGTAAGAGTTCTCAATCCTTTTGGTGTTTTTTCAACTTGTCTTTGTTTAAGGTGTGCCATTCCACCACGCTGACCATGTTTAGATGCTTGTTTTACCATTCTTCCAGTTGGAAGATCTTTATATTCTTCATCAAATTCGGTTTCTTCTTTCAATCCTTTGGAAGCTACATGTCCCGCAAGTTTAGCAGCACCAGAGGCTCCTTTACCAACTTCTTTTGCAACACCACCAACTTTTCCTGCTGCTTTACGAATAGTCTTTCCAGTTTCTTTTGCAGCACTCATTGCGGCATTATGTCTTTCAATACCTTTATTAATAGCACCAGCAACACGATCCAACAATCCCTTTTTCTTAGGTTGCTGTTTTTTAGCATTTGCAATTGCAGATTGTCTCTGCAATGATGATTTCATTCCAGATGGTTTTTCTGAAGATGCCTTTTCTTCTCTTTCTTTTCTTTCTGCTTTTAGTTTTTGGAGTCTTTCTAATCCTTTCTTGGTTGGTTTTCCACTCTTAAATGGTTTTCCTGTAGCAGTAACTGGTTCTACTTTAACTCCACCTGCTCTTGCTTCAGAAATGGTTTCATCATTAATTTCGAATATGAAACTTACAAAATCATCGAGACCCAATTCTTCAATAAGAATATCAACTCCAACTTCATTGAGTCCTTGCTCACAGAAATATTGAGCAGCAATATTTACCGATTCTGCAATGTATTCTTCAGAAAGTTCTACAGACTCAATTAATTGACCGCCAAGGTTTTGAATAGACTCAGATAACTTAGGATTTATTTCTACGCACTTATTTTTTCCAGCATAGTTATTTACTGACTTCTCTTTAATCTGACTTTTCTTTTCAGATGCGATGTCATCAGAAACAACTTCAGATAATTCGGTTCTCCAATTAGAGAATCCCTCTTTTACATTAGAAGTGTCTTTTCCATCTGGCTTAAGACCTTTTTTACGCTGAATAGCATTATGAACTGCGCCGCGATATTCTTTTGCTCCGCTTTCAACTTTACCATCACCATCATAATCTTTTTTAGAAAGACCTTTACCTGAAGTGACAGAAGCAGTTGCTTTACCTTTTGATTTTTCTCCTTCATATGGAGTGCCATATGAAGTCATTTCAACAGAAGAAATGTTTGGATTTGATCTTAAGGAATTGATTTTTTCTCTGGTTGCCATGCGAACATAAGACTTACCAGAATTCTTATCAGTTACTCTAACTTTAAATTTTTTAGATTGGATCGCCTCATCAACATATTCTTCCTTTACTGCTGGGGAAGATCCAGATCCAGAGATAAGTCCAAGTTTTTCTTTTACTGCCTTTTTCTCAACAGCATTCATTGAAGTATGGGACATATACTGATTGAATGCTTGTCCCAATTCAATTTCTTCTCTTCTCGCTCTATAGCGAATATCATAAACCGCTTGACGAATTCTTTTTTCTGAAGACGCGCCAGAAGAATCTGAACCACCAGATGCTTTTGGTGCTTCTGATGGTTTTTCGGTTTTTTTGCCCAATTGTGGAGTTAAAATTTCTTCAACGTATGCTTCGTAAAGATCAGATACAATATGAGACAGCATTTTCCTATGTTCGTTTTACCTTATACTTATTTATAAAATTCTTAATATCTTTAGTTCCAGTCATTTTCATTGCATATTTTCGAAACTCATCTGTCCCAACTTCTCTTTGATCAGCAGGAACTCCAGATACTTCCGTCCATTCAACAACATCTGTAATCCAAGATTTGAACATCGTTTCATCTTCGGTTACACAAATTAGATAATTTGTTCCTTTACGAAGTATTTTACCTATCTTTTCGTTAATAATACTTTTTACCCATTCACCTTCATTAAATATTTCACCTCTAATATATCTCTCTCTTAATTCTTGTTGATGTTCCTCATTAGTTTGTTGAGATGATGGAACTTTAGGATTTACAATATTACGATTTTGTTTTGGATCTTTTTTATTTGGGAGTTCATTTTGATTATAAAATTTTAATCCAACTTGCCCTGATGGAAGTCGCTTTGCTTTCGCTTGAAATTCTAAATCTCCAGTTAATGGATTCTGTTTATAAAAGTCACTTCCATTTTTCCGTATTAATCCAAGCCTCTTTGCATTAAAAGATGCAAGAGAAACTCTTGATTCAGATGCAAACTGAGAAAATGGTTTCATATTTTTTCGATATACCTATATGTATTTTTGTATTGCGTCATACTTTATTTATCCATATCAACAACTCCTCTACCTTTCATATATCCTTGAGTCCAAAATCCACCTCTTACATTTCTCAACTCTTTTAATACTGTAGTATTTTCATCATCTCTAATGTCGATGATTCTACCTTCTTCAGAAGACTTTCTTGCTCCAAGAACAGGAGTATATTCACCTCTAAGTCCAGATAATCTCCCATTAACTACCATTTTGGGAAAAGTCACAACTATTAAATTTGCTCTTTTAGTAATACTAGGATCACCCTGAACAAAATAATTAACATTATCATGCCCATGCATGGATCCATATTTCTTACCAAATACAGATTTCTTTTTTAGACTATTACTTTTAATTTTTCTGAAAATTCTAGTTTTTCCTTTCTCATCCAATACTTTATTTTCCCATTCACCATTAACTAAGTCTTCTCTAAATCTCTTAACTTCGGGGTGATTGTAAATTGTATTTCCAGCAACGTTTCTACTGATTCCTCCATATTGTTGGAAGTCTTTTGCGGTGTCGCCCTTTTTATGAGAAATATAACATTTTTCTTCCGCATCATAATTTACTATTACAAAATCCGCCTTCTTTCCCGAAATTCCACCAACAAATCCAGCAATATTTTTATATGTTTTATTTCCAAATTTTAGATCTACAGGTTGCCCACCTCCAAGTTCTTGAATTTTTAGATTTATCTTTTTGATAACTCTCAATTCTTCCGCATATGATGATGTTCTTTTTAATGAACTATCTTTTTTAAATACTTGATCCAATAAAGAATTCCAAATATTGTAATCTTTTTGTTCTCTACCACTAGCAAATTTAAATCTAAGTCGTATTTCTTTTTCTTTTCCTACTGGTATTATTGAGGTTATTTTTATATTTCCTGTAAAAGTACTTCCTGAAAGTTTAGTAAAAATCCAGTCTTTGCTTTGTTTCAATTCAATATCAATCAAATATTGTTGAATTAATTCTTTAATGTCTTGCCTACTATCACATTCTAGAATTATTTCTTTGAAATCTCTCCCTCTTTTTTCATCATATTTTACTTGAACTTTATTATTATTAACTTTCTTATTATTGAATTTATTACTAATTAATTCATATAATCTATTAGCAGCGTATGCCATTTTTATTTTTATTTATTAAAAAACCTCCCGAAGGAGGTTTAAGTCATACGCCTAGAACAGCACCAATATTATCATCAATACTTTGAATAACTGAGCGAATATCAGCAATACGAGGAGGAACACTTACTTCATCATAAGTATAACCTTTTTGTGATTCAAAAAGAACTTGACGAACTGCTGCTGCACTACGAGCATCCATTTTAATTGTTACTTGTTTTTCTTTAGTCATAGATCACCTTCTACGCGATTTTCAGAACGTTCAATAGTAAATGAACCTTCGGGATAACGAGCAACAAGTTTTTCAAAATTCATCTGAATAACTTCTTCAAGTGAAATATCAAGTCCAATACACGCTTGAGAAACATACCACATAATGTCGCCAAGTTCTCTTTTCAAATGAAATAGATTTTCTTGATTGACGGGTTTTCCTTGAAAAACAATTTTTTTTACAATCTCAGTAAATTCACCTGCCTCAGCTGACATTCCTACAGCAGCAGTAAGCAGTCGCTCGGTAGGAAATCCTTCGACTTGAAGATCTGCAAGACGGGCAGAAAAGTCAGAGAAGTTTTTACTGGGTTTTGATGTTGTTGTATTAACAAATTCAACATATTTTTTAAGATCAATAGTCATCAGAATTTAAATCCTTCAAATGTTTTCTTTGGTTTTCTTTCCTCAAAATCATACTCTTCTTCTTGTTTGTTGTCAAGAATATCATTTTGAGCAGATTGTTCGCAATCATAAAGTCTCATCTTAGCTCGATCAATACCAACTACAAATCTTTTATGAATGGTTGGATCATTATAACGATTCTTAAGTTGCTTTACAAGAATTTGACCTAGTTCTTCAAGTTCTTCGGTAGAAATCAGAGCAAACATCAAGTCAGCAGTAGCAGGAAGACCAAAAGATTCTGAGGTATCAGTAAGTTCAACATCAGAAGAACCATAACCAGAACGAGTAGTCTGTGTAGCACTAACGATTGGAACACTAAACTCAACAGCAAGACCACGAAGTTCTTCTGCAATTGCTTTCACAAAAGTATAAGAGTTGATGTTGGAATTTCCACGATAACGTGAAGATGAGCAGATATTAAGATAATCAATAAAAATAATATCTGGTTTAAATGACTTCTTAAGTGCAAGTTCATTAAGCAGTGCTTTAAAATGTCCAGAATGTGCAGATGCAGTTGGATACTCTTTAATAATCAGAGTTCCTTGAGTTTTTTTAGCAAGGTTTGTGACCTTACTTTCAAACATCTGCTTTGGAAGATTTACAATATCTTGAATGGGAACATTCAGGAGGTTTGCGTCAATTCTTTCAGCAATGCGTTCTTCTGCCATT